GAAGAACAAATGTTGGCAGTTATATCTTCTGCTGTACGAGAATATTTCTTCTATGGAAGAGAAGTGTACGATAAAAAGATTAAACTACTGAAAGATGTAGTTAATAAAGTAGGAATCGAAGATTGGGTCTTGGATTCTACTTTCCCAACTTTTAATCAATTGATAAAAGAATTTTGGGACAATTCAAAGCGCGTTTGCGGTGAATCACTATTAGCGCTTGAAGCAGATCTTTAAGATCAACAAGGTGTTTAATCTACCATCTATAACCAACTAAGATTAATAAAATGCAGTTACTGCGCACAATAAACTAAATGTACTTTCATATCATTGTGCGAGTGTGGGTATTTTATTTAACTCTACCAGAGCGATCCTCAAAATCTCTATTTAGAGAAGGGTTTGGTTGAACCCAATAGAAATGTACAATTTTGTTATACTGTATGAGTCTACAATAACAATCTTAAAACTGACTTGCGACCGATTTTAATAATTATTATATGTTCGAGGAGTGTACCGCGGAAGGATACACTGTCTTAAAGAACGAAGCTTCCAAACCTTTGAAGAAAGTAAAACTTGAACGACAACCATCTGTATATCAGGTTCAATCGAAAGAAACAGTATCTTCAGATTATTCAGCATTAGAATTATCTGATGGTGAAGACACTACACAACAAGAAATTGTTGGTTTTGATGATGCTCATCCTGGTGTTGATGCTGATTTACGATATGATATGAGTTATCTTCGTGGTGATGGTTCTCAAAAAGCAGATCTAGCTGGTTTTTTAAAAAGACCAGTTAATATCTACTCCAAAGATTGGTCATTGGGTGGAACTCTAGATTTTACTTCATCCTCTTTCAAACCATGGCATTTGTTTTTTAATCATGTTGCTATTAAGAAGAAATTGGATAACTATTACATGCTTAAATGTAATTTAAAGATAAAGTTGGTAATAAATGCTTCACCATTTTACTATAGTGGAGCTATTATGACTTATCAACCTCTGACGCAGTTT